AAAGAAAGAAAACATTAGTTAAGCAAGATGTTATTCTTGATGCCATAATAGCAGAGGCAAGATCTATGCTATGTGATTATCAAGATACAATGTCAAAAGATATTGAACAATCTTTAAGAAATTTAATTGATCAAATAGAAGGATATAAACAATGATAACATATAAATTTATAACACAAGATAAATCACAAGATATGGAAGCTATGAGTCTAAAAAAAGCTATGATATCTTTTAACACAAAAGCAGGTGATGCAAAAGAAGTATTGGTAGAATGGAAAAGCCGTAAAGGTAATGTTAGTTTTTATAAATATAAACTACCATACGTATCAAGAAAAGAAAGGAAAGGTAAACTATGAGGGGTATGAGTTATAAAAATATAAGACCTATAGAAATACTACATCATGAATGGTGTAAGAAAGAAGGTAGAGATACATCGTGGTTTGAAAGGAGGAAAGAAGATGATTTACTGGAACCCAAAGAGACTAAAAGAACTAAAAGAAAAAGGGCTTAAAATAAAAGTTATGACTTTAAAAGAATATAACTTGACAAATAATCAAAAGTATGATAGGGGAAATAACAATGAAAAAATACAAAATAAGACTTTACGGAATGGGAATACACGCAGTAGGCATAATATCATTTCAAAATTATCCAACAGTTGAAGAAATAGAAAATGAAACAGCATTATATCTTAATGAAAAATTACTAACAGTTAGACCAGATAATTTTTATTCAGCAGATAGATATACATTAACATACGAGGAAGTATCTATTTGAATTACAAACAACAATTAAATGTTATACAAAGTTTATATCTTGCAAAAGACATACAGACAAGAATAGATTGTCCATTCTGTAATAATAAAAATACACTATCAATAGACACTACAAATAATAATATATATTGGTACTGTTTTCATGCATCTTGTAAAGCACGAGGAAAAAAAGAAGGAGAAAAAGATATGCAGTATGTACAAAAAGTTTTTCAAGGTAATAAAGATTTACATGTAGAAGACAAAGACTTTGAATTACCAGATAGTTTTCAATCAATATATTCTAATAACAAAGCTATGCACTGGTTAGCTAATAATAATTGTTGGGAGTCTTGGTCTTGGGGCAGAGCAGATTTTAAATATGATGTTAAACAAGATAGAGTTGTATTCTTAATTAAGAATAGAGACACTCATAAAATAGTTGGTGCAGTGGGTAGAGCATTAAATAAAAATGAATTTCCAAAATGGTTTATGTATGGTAATAAAGATATCCCATTTAAATGTGGTGTATGTGAAGATGCAGTTATAGTAGAGGATTGTCCATCTGCTTGTGCTGTATCTAATATATTAACTGGTATATCTATAATGGGTACTAAATTAAAACGTACACATATGGATCATATAAAACCATATAAAAATTTATATGTATGTTTAGATAGAGACGCTACAACAAAAGCATACGACATGGCAAAAGATTTAAGATCCTCTGGATTTGAAAATGTAATAGTTAAACCTTTAGAAGATGATCTTAAATACTACAACACAGAACAGATAAGGAAAATATTTTATGAATGAGAATATGAAAAAAGAAATACTAGATAAATGGAATGAGTGGAAGTATGATCTTTGGGAAACTAATAAAAATAACTGGACTCAAAGAGATCAATCAATAGCAGAAACAATAGATCAAATATTATTAAAGGAGTTAGATGATAGAAAAGCAAGCGATTAAATTAATGTTAAATAAAAAGTTTTATAACCAATACAAAGGTTCAATATCTCCTACTATATTTTATGGAGATACTAAATCTTTATATGATACAATACAAAAGGCACACGACAAATATGATACTGACATAAAGATAGGTGAGTTATATTCTTTACATACTGCAATATTTAATCCTGCATTGACTCGTGCTGCTAAAGAAAAGTTTAGTGAGTTAGTAGAAGATATAAAAGAAGTTCAAGAACCTAGCAAAGAAATAGCTGAAGACATAATGAGAACTCTATCTGATAGAGACTTGGCTCAAAGGATAGCGGTTGAAGCTACTGAAATATTTAATGGTAAAGAAGCAAACTTTACAGAGATTAGTGGTATGATAGATAAACATAAGACTAGCATATCAGAAGATAAGGAACCTCCTGTAACAAAAGATATATCAGAAGTTATGAAACTATTAGATGTTACTACTAGATGGAAATTTAATATACCTGTGCTAAGAGAAAATGTAGGTGGTATAGGTGGTGGTAATCTTATGATAGCATTTGCTAGACCAGAGACAGGTAAGACTGCTTTTTGGGTTAGCTTATGTGCTGGACCAGATGGATTCTGTGCTCAAGGTGCAAAGGTACATGCATTTATAAATGAAGAGCCAGCTATAAGAACACAGATAAGAGCAATCTCTGCATACACAGGTATGACAAGAGAAGAGATACTAGATAATAAATCATCTGCACAAATAAAATGGAGTGGTATAAAAGATAATCTATTTATGTTTGATACAGTTGATTGGTCAATAGAAGATATTGATGCACACTGTGAAAAGAATAAACCAGATATAATAGTTATAGATCAGTTAGACAAGGTAAATGTAAAAGGCACTTATGCAAGAACTGATGAAAAATTAAGACAGATATATACTAATGTCAGAGAGATAGCTAAGAGAAGAGAGTGTGCAGTTATTGCAATATCACAAGCATCAGCTGATGCACATAATAGAAATAGTATTTCATTTGATCAAATGGAAAACTCTAAGACAGGTAAAGCTGCTGAAGCTGATTTAATTATTGGTATAGGTAGAAACTCTAATACAGATACAGAGAATAAAATAAGAACACTATGTGTAAGTAAAAATAAAATAAATGGTTATCATGGTGAACCTGTATGTACTATTAGAAGAAGTATAAGTAGGTATGAAGTATGATAACAACAGTAGACGTAGAGACATCTTGGCAAAAAACAGAGACAGGTGGATATGATCCATCTCCATTCCATGCAGATAATATCTTAGTTAGTGTGGGTATAAATGATGAATACTATTTTACAAATCATAGTGAAAGAGTTGATCAAGGTTGCTATCATAAAATACAATCCATATTAGATAAGACAACTTTATTGATAGGTCACAATATTAAATTTGATTTAATGTGGTTATTAGAATCTGGATTTAAGTATACAGGTAAAGTTTATGATACTATGTTGGGGGAGTATATACTTAATAGAGGTATAAGAAAAAGTTTAACACTAGAGATGTCTTGTCGTAGAAGAAAGATAGGATCTAAAGATAGTAAGATAAAAGAATTTACAGATAGGGGTATACCATTCCAAGATATACCTGCAGATATAGTAGAAGAGTATGGTAGGATAGATGTAGCTATAACTAGAAGACTATTTGATTCACAGATGGATGATCTAAAAATGGCTAAAAATAAGGGTTTATTGATGACTCTCAAGATGATGAATGAATTTTTAGTTGTATTAACTGACATGGAACGTAATGGTATTAATATAAATTTAGAAGACTTATCTAATGTAGAAAAAGAATATCGTGCAGAGTTTGCTTATCTAAAACAAAAGATAGATAAGATAGTATATAAACAAATGGGAGACACAAAAATAAATTTATCTAGTCCAGAACAACTATCATGGTTAATATATTCTGTTAAACCAAAAGATAAAAAAGAATGGTGTAAGATATTTAATATTGGTATAGACAAAAGCACTGGTAAAAATAAAAGGAGACCAAATTATTCTAGACAACAGTTTAGAAATCTAGTAGATAATAATGTAGAAAAACTTTACAGAACATCTGCACAACAATGTCATACATGTAAAGGTAAAGGTGTAATTAAAAGAATTAAAAAAGATGGTAGCCCATATAAAAATTATACTAAGTGTGTTGATTGTGATGGTGATGGTTATTTGTATACACCTATGGCAAAGTATGCAGGATTTAGACAAAGACCTAGAAGTGTTTATGATGTTGCTGAGTCAGGATTTAGAACAGATAAACTTACATTAAATAAAATTGCATCTGAAGCAGAAGGTGAGTTTAAAGAATTTATAGATTCTATTGTTAGACACAATGCAGTTGATACATATCTAAATACTTTTGTAGAAGGATTAAAAAATTTTACAAACGAAAAAGGTTTTTTACATCCTAAATTTATGCAAGCAGTTACTGCAACTGGTAGATTATCTAGTAGAGATCCTAACTTTCAAAACCAACCAAGAGGTAAAACATTTCCAATAAGAAAAGTTGTTACTTCTAGATTTGACAATGGTAGTATACTTGAAGTAGACTTTGCACAATTAGAATTTAGAACGGCAGTTTATTTAGCACAAGATAAACAAGGTATGGAAGATATAAAAAATAAAATAGATGTTCATCAATATACTGCAGATATTATAGGTGTATCTAGACAAGATGCAAAGGCTCATACATTTAAACCTTTGTATGGTGGTGTTACTGGTACAGAAGATGAGAAAAGATATTATAGTAAATTTTTAGAAAAGTATAAAGATATAAAAGTTTGGCATGATAAATTACAAAGTGAAGCAATAAGATTTAAACAAATTAAATTACCAACTGGTAGAGAATATGCATTTCCATACGCAGAAAGAACACCTTGGGGTGGATCTACATATGGAACACAAATAAAAAATTATCCTGTACAAGGTTTTGCAACAGCTGACATTGTGCCATTAGCTTGTATAAACATATACAAATTAATGAAAGAACAAGGAGTAAAAAGTTTACTTATAAATACAGTTCACGATTCTATTGTGGCTGATGTTTATCCTGGAGAAGAAGATGTGATGAGTAAAATATTTAAACAGGGCACTGCAGATGTAATACCTGCACTTAAACAGTATTACAAGATTGATTTTAATGTTCCGCTTGACACTGATCTTAAAATCGGTTATGATTGGTTAAACATGAAGGAGGTTGAATGACCAAAGAAATAGATGCATTAGAAACTATGGATGAGTTTTCTGATGATCAGTATTCTGCTTTTCTAGAATACACTGCATTAAAAGATCAATGCATTATAGAACCAACTACATTGTATATAGACAATGACCATGAGTTTTTTTCAGAGTGGAAATACTTTGCACAATCTGATGGTTTGGATATTAAAGTTATTAATGGGGAGACTAGAATATGTTAGCTAAATTATTTACTTATTTATGTGGGTGTGCGACACTATGCGTTATATTTTTAATGATATACTTGACATTGAGTTTATTTTTTTATTGATTTTTTATTCAAAATATGGTATACAGTATGGTAAAAATAGGAGGACAAAATGTCTGATAATAACTTAGTAAATATAAAAGGAATGTCTGATGAGCAAATAATGCAAGCTATCGGACAAGATGATGGATCTAATATGGGTACAAACATACCTAGATTAACTATCAATCGAACACCAGAAGATGACGATGGTAATCAATTACCAGTTGGTCACTTCTCTACATATGACTCAAACGTAGGTCAAAATGTTTATGGTAAACCAATTACATTTAGACCATTCATAAGTGCAATGCAATACATGCACTATGATGCAGATAAGGGAGAGTATGTAAATAGATCTATTATATTTAAAAGCTGGAAAGAAGAAGCCATAGATATTCTTGGTGGCACAAGATGTGGCAAGATCCCTTTTAAAGATAGATCAACTCTAACACCTCAAGAGTTAGAGCAACAAAGAACAATAAGATGTTATAAACTTGTGTATGGCTTATTGTCTTTTAACAATGGTAAAACTGCACAAGGTAATGCTCACAATGTAGAAAATTTACCTGCATTGTATAGAGTAACTGGTACTGCATTTTCACCCGTAAGTGCTGCCTTAGATCAATTAAAGAAAAGAAAAAAACTTATGTTTAATTGTACTTTCACCATAGATACGAAAAGGCAGAAGAAAGGTGGTAATGTTTTTTATGTTCCTGAGATAAGTGTAAACGCTGAAGAAAACTTACAGTTATCTGATATGGATATGGAAACATTAAAAGTATTTCAAGATTCTATCACTACAGAGAATACTGAAATAATTGCTGGTTATAATAAAGCAAAGAATAGTAAAGATAAAATAGACGCAAAGATTGTAGAAGAAGTTAGTGACGATTCTCCAGAAGAAATCTTAGCATCATAATGAATACTATTCTTTTACAAGTTCAAAAGTATCTTGACAATGTATCAAAGTCTCCTGTAAAACTTGATACAAAATTAGTCCAGGAGTTTGGTGAGGCGTGTAAAAACGCCTTGCTTAAACAGTTTGAAGAAGGTAGAAGAGATAAGTTTGAACCTAGAATGTCAAACATAGGTAGACCTTTGTGCCAATTACAGATGGAAGCTAAAGGTGTTAAAGGAGAAGGACAACCCTACAATGTAAAAATGAGAAATACATTTGGGGATATAATAGAAGCATTAGCAATATTAGTTATGAAATCAGCTGGTGTAGACATTAAGAATGAGCAAAAAAAAGTTATATATAAATTTAATGGAGATAAAATTGAAGGTAGACAAGACGTTGAAATTGATGGAAAAATTTGGGATATTAAAAGTGCATCACCATATTCATTTGAAAAAAAATTTGGAGAAGCAGGAGGATTTAATGAAGTCATTAGAGAAGATTCATTTGGTTATGCGTCACAAGGATTTTTGTATGGGGAAAGCCAATCTAAGAAGTTCGGTGGTTGGATAGCTATTAACAAATCTACAGGAGAATGGACAGTATGCGAAACTCCTGCATCTGTAGATGAGCATAAGCAGAAAGCGTTAAAATTAGCTGAAGATAATTTTAAAGCATTGAAAGAAGGTAAACCTTTTAAAAGATGTTATAGTGATGTAGCTGAAACTTTTAGAACAAAACCTACTGGTAATAGAGTTTTGGGCTTTGTGTGTTCATATTGCCCATACAAACTTCCTTGTTGGGGAAGAGATAATCTAAAGGTAAGAATCCTAAATGGGTTTGGTACACTTCTGTTACAAATCCAAAGGAGGAAACCAGAGAGGTTAATGGTGGATAGTTTAAGGGGTCTGTTCACCATTGACTCTTGTTATGATGATATACTTTGTAATACATAAACAAAAAAAAGAAAAGGATTATAGGATGTACACAAATACAGTTTTTAGTAGAGAAGAAGAAGCTACACAGTTTGCAAACAAAAGTAAAAAAAGAAACTATGATTTTAAAGTTGTTGAATACAATAAAGAAAATTATGATAGGTATTGGTATTAATGAAGAATAAAAAAATAAATGCAATTAATCTTATAAATTCTGTCAAGGTAATAGTTAGTCCTTGGGAAAAAGGTTTTAACTGTAGTATAGTTATGGATAGTAAATCTAAAATGTCTACAGAAGAATATGAATTATGTTCTACAATAGCTAGAGGCATGATAAAGATGGCAACTACTGATCCCCATTCCACGTTTCTGTGGGGACTTCGTGGATATGCTGAAGATAAAAAGAAAAATGATAAAGACTTAACTATTAGTTCTGTTGCAGAATTTGATGATGATTCAAATGTTATAGACTTTCTTGAGTTTTTAAAAATGAAACGAGATAAGGAGTTAAACTAATGGCAACGCACTTAGTTATAGGTGATCCTCATTGTACACCTAAAGCAAGCAATGAAAGATTTCTGTGGGCAGGTAGAGTGGCTGCAGATTATAAAGTGTCCCATGTAATATGTATGGGTGACTTTTGTAGTATGGATTCTCTATCTAGTTATGATAGAGGTAAAAAATCATTTGAAGGTAGAAGATATCAAAAAGATATGGATTGTTCACATGAAGCACTATCTTTATTTAATAAAGGATTAGGTAATCACAGACCTAAAAAGATTATGTTACATGGTAATCATGAGGATAGAATAGATAGATTTGTAGATGATAATCCAGAGTTAGAAGGATCTATAAGTATAGATGATTTAAAATTTAAAAAGTATGGATGGGAAGAAGTTAGATACAAAAATATAAAG